GATCCCGGTCACCGCGGTGTTGCCCTTCACAAGCGAGCCAAGCATAATACTTCTGTGGGAAATGGACTTGTCTCCTGGTACTGTCACTTCGCCGGAGAGTCCATGAACTCTTGATAATTTCATAACCTTCTCTCTTTCTGCATGTCTAATATTATGTAATACGCATATTTAAGTCTTTTCAAATCCTGTATCTGTACACAGTTTTTGTTTTCATTTTCAAGTCTGAACGTCTCGCCATAAAAATCTACATCATTATAACACGGCTCATTTCCAGCAACAACCGATTTATGGATTGTTTTACACACATCCGCGGATTGTTTGCATATTAATTTACGTGTTATTTTGCCTCGATGCACATATAGGAAGCCGGATTACAATCACGGATTACATTTCTTACACGGGGTATATCCCATGTTTTCTAACTCCTCCACCGTTCCCTCATAGGTCTGCTTGTTTTTCTCCTTCATCTGGCTGACACTCGAACAAGTCGGACGATGAATCTTCTTCGTGTTTGTGTTCAAAATATAGGTCTGTGCCGTTTCATTTTTATTGTCCCCCATTAGTTCTGAATTCGGTGTTTGTTCCTGTATTTCAGATTCCCAGCTTGTTCCATCCGCATAGTTGATCCCAATTCCCGGCTGTACATTATAGCAGTACACATAAAAACAAATTCCAGCTCCCTCATCCTCGACAGACCATCCTTCCATCTCCACGCCGGAAGCAACCAGATTATCCCCTTCAAAAATCGGTGTCACCCGGTACAGCACATGATTTCCAGTCTCTTTTACATATGCATCTACCTTTTCCTCAAATGGAAGCATCCCATCCACATTCAGGTATCTTGTCCCGGTAATCAGGTTCTTCTCATTTGCATTTTCACCGGCAAGACAGTACGCAATCAGATGGCAGCGATTGTAGAGATAATTCCCGTCGATCAGATCATTATACTTCACCGTGTGCCAGCCGCTTGGACGAACATTTCCGATTGTGCCCCGTTCTTCCGTCGGCTGTAATTCCGGGCAGATATTCGCATACGCCTGCCCGCAGCGTCCAAGCGAATCCAGATCACTATATCGTTCAAACGCTTCCGTACTCTTCTTTTCTTCCTCTGTAAAATCCGGCATATTATTCTCAAGCTGGATATACGACGTTCCGTCGTAAGCCGGAATGTCAGCAAGCGAAACTGGAGTTCCCGTCTGGATTGCACGCGGAAGCCCATTCTCCGATTGTGCATCTGGCTGCGAGTCTTTATCTCGCGCGTCAGGATTCTCCGTTATATCCTGCGCTTCTATGGCAGCCGTGGTCGAATCATCCGCGGCGGGTTGCCCGGCTACACATCCCGCGAACGAAAGCGCGATGAGCAAACTAGCTACCATATATTTCAGCGTTATTATAATCTTTTTCACTGCTTGTTTCTCTCCATATTCACTGCATGTTCTTATCCATGTTCATTGCATGTTCTTCACTAATCTGTTTTATCTTATGTTGCATATATAATACTACATCCATTATACGTTCCTTATTCCATATGCACAAGCTATACTTGGGCTTTTCCTGCTCTCTGCTGCTCCCCACGCCCACCGCGTGGGTTTTCTTCCCAGAAATTTCCTCTCTACGCCCATTTCGCCAACAAAAGTTTCCTCCCAGCCTTGCAATCTCACTAGGAACTCTCTATACTACATAAATGAACCACACGATTTCGAAAGGAGATCATCACATGAAAACTTTATTGCGTTTCTTACAGAACGGCAAAACCCAATTCCATGTTGCCGCCCTTGCTAAAGAATATTTAGATGCGCATAACTTCACACAGATATCCGACCGGGAAAATCTCACCGAGCTCGCCGCTGGCAGATACTACCTTGCCCCATTTTCTTCGATCGTGATTCCGTTCGTCAAAGGCGCACAGAGCACACAGGTGCGCATCGCCTGCGCCCATACGGATTTCCCGATGCTCAAGGTAAAGCCGAACCCGGAATTAAAAAAGCTGGGATATCTGCAAATAAACGTGGAACCATACGGTGGACTTATCAAGGAAACATGGTTTGACCGTCCGCTCGGACTCGCAGGAAAAGTTATCCTCAAGGGCGACACAAGCTTCCACCCGGAAGTCCGTCTATTCGATTCCCAAAAACCGGTTGCTATCATCCCGAACCTTGCTCCGCATCTGAAACGTGGCGGCAAAGAAGAAGAACTGGATGTACAGAAGGAACTGATTCCGATTGTAGATATGGTCTCGCCCGCAGCAGATTCCCATTTTCTGCTTTCTTATGTGGCAGAAAAACTAAACATCTCTCCAGATGATATTTTAGACTTCGATCTGTACCTGTACATCTGCGATGCACCAACGACCGTCGGTATGAATGATGCATTTGTGACAAGTCCGCGTATCGACAATATCTCTTCGGTCTGTGCCATCCTAGAAGGACTGGCAAGTGCAGAGCCTTCCAATACACTCTGCATCGGCGCACTTTTTGATAATGAAGAAATCGGAAGCCGCTCCAAGCAGGGAGCTGACAGCACATTACTCTCCGATATCGTAAAACGCCTGGCTGCAGGCAGCCAGCTTTCACTGATTGAAGATGGATTTTATCTGTCCGTAGACGTCGCACATGCCACACATCCAAATTACAACGAGAAATCCGACATTACCAATACAGTTCTGCTCGGAAAAGGTGCTGTCCTGAAATCAAGTGCCAGTCAACGTTATGTATGTGACAGTGAAGCTGGTGCCTGCATCATTGACCTGTGCAACACAAATGGAATTGCCCTGCAGCGCACCGTCAACCGTTCCGGCATGCCGGGCGGGCAGACGCTTGGTCCGATCGTATCCTCCTACCTGCCAATGCGCGCGTGTGATATCGGTATTCCGGTTCTTGCCATGCACTCTGCAAGCGAGCTGATGCACAAGGATGACTACACTGCTTTAGCTGATCTGATCACTGCATTTTTCACGTCACCATAGCAAAAAAGGCTGCCACATCTGGCAGCCTTTTCATTTCCAATCAATCTGTTTTTACATTCAATCTAGTATTTATAGATCAACCGTTTCATCCAATCTTCAATGATGGAATCATTTGCGTTGGATATAACTTCCTTTGTATTGGCAGGATCATCCGTGATGATTCCATCCACATCCAGTAGCAACAGATCCTTGATGTCCGACTCATTGTTTACCGTCCATGCATAAATCTTCTTTCCCTTTGCGTGAATCCGACTTACCATGTTGTTACTAATATACGTATGTTTGATGCTGAATCCATCGATTCCCTGCATGCCTGCAAAATCGCCAAATGCCATCGTCATAATATAGAGCGTTGAGATATCCGGATCCAGTTCCTTTGCCTCGCGTAACGCCGCGACGCTCTGCGAGCCAAGCATGCACTGATCCACAAAATCATATTCATGCAACAGATCCACAATGCCCTGCACATAATTCTGATCAGTATCTGCCGGTTTTAACTCAATATTCAAGAATACATCATTTTCCTTGGCAAAAATCAGCACTTCCTCCAACGTCGGAATCCGCGTGCCATCATACGACCGGTCATAGGAGCTTCCGACATCCAGCTTGCTGATATAATCATAATCCACTTCACCGACCTTACGCTTGACATTCGCGGTCCGGTTCAGACTTTCATCATGCATGATTACATACACGCCATCCGCCGTCTGTCGTACATCCAACTCAATAATATCCGCACCTGCTTCCACTGCCTTTTCAAATGCAGGCATCGTGTTCTCCGGTGCATTTCCGGCATCCCCGCGATGCGCTGTCACCGATGCATTCGTCGGATATGCAATACGAAAGGACATGTAATTGTTGGTTGACAGATACACATAACAGCCATTCAGTATCAGACCGAACGCAACAATAGAAGCCAAAAATGTACGCTGCTTCTTCCGTGAACGGCTCAGAAGAATCTTCTCCTCCCGCTCCTGAATCTTATTTACATGGAGTTTCTTGAACTCCTCATAATCCATATCGCCTTCACGTTCATAGAAATGTGCGCAGATATATGCATGAATCAGCGGCGTTGCAACTATGACAATCAACACATAAAGAATCACCGTCGCGACACGGAAGATTGTATCAATCACTGTCACAACCGTTTTGTTCGGAATCAGGTTAAGTACAACCTTCGAGATTCCCGCTGCAAATGCACCTTCCAGCAGCACCGCAATGACGGCAATCGCCAGATTTAATGAAATGACACCGATCATCATAAGTAATACATGCCGTTTCATCGCCTGTTTACTCATACGGCGTGCCTGCTTATAATTGACCTTATACAGGACAAAATAGTTGAGCGTAAAAATTTCTTTGAAGAAGGTCAGACAGAGCACAAGGTAGATGGCAAGCCCCCCCATCACTCCGAACTTATAATTCTTCAGAAAATGTGTCAAAAATTCCGGCAGCTTCAAGCCGAGCAACGTGCCTGACAATGTCAGCGAATATGTGAATGGCAGAACAAACAATACATAACCAAGTGTGAGCAGATTCTTCGGTGTCAGACTCCGGCAGGCATTTCCGATTCCATGCAGCAAAATATCCATCGGATTCAGCTTCTCGCGCCGCACCGACGCTTCCATACTGTAAATAATTCCCGACAGATTAATCAGTAGGAAAAATGCGATCAGAATCAAAATCAGCAGGAATGCCACATAGGTAATCGGCGACCGCATATACCGGTAGATCGTTCCGGATGACAGATACGAAACGCCTGCGATATCCATTGACACATTCAGCAGTCCATACATTGCCGGTGTCAGAATTGCCAATGACAATACCCGGTAAACTATCTCAAAAAAAGCAATGGAGGAAAAGTTATACCGTAGCATCTTCACTGCCTGCTTCAAACGACTCATAACTTTTTCCTCCATTTCTTTGTTAATCTTTATACGATTATACCATCATATATCGTATTCTATTTTCTTATCAACGCCATTCTCCAATTTTATAAAATCAACATAGCATCCCCTATGTGTCGGGTTCGCTTTAATATCTTTCTTTTATAAGCATATTTATCATTTTACCATAGGCTGTCAAGATTAACAATCGTTACATCATAGGTCATTGGAACTATTTGCACTGTTCTAAAATACCCTTGATTTCCTGTAACTTGACAGCTCCGATTCCTTTAATCGTTACGATTTTCTCCAGAATCTTGTCTATGTCGATTGCCGGAGCTGCTTTCTTTCCCTGATTGAAGCCCTCGCTTCTGGCTTTCTCTACTCTGTCCTCGACATAGTGTACCAGTTGCTCGTCTGTCATCTTTCGCATTTTGACAGCTTTATCATGTATCTTGTTCTCGTCCTCTGTCCTGCGGCAGCTTCTTGTTTTTCCCATAGTCACGCCTCCTGTATTTTCTTGATGTGCAGCACATAATATTTAACGCCGGGCTCTGCTCCCCATTCCGGGTTACCGATTCCGATAGAGAGTGAGCATACAGTTTCTATGCTAGGAGAATTTTTGCTGTACCCATTTCTGAATACTATCTTTTTCTCTGATAAGTCTGCTGGTGGATATATATTTCCTTTAACAAGTTTCTCTCCCTCTCGGAAAAATCCAAATTCTTTAGGTAGTCTGTTATCGTAGTACGGCTTGATTTCCCGGTATTCTTCCGTCTTTTCGCCGGACAAAATCATGTCGTACCATTTTTTCTTAATCGGCAGCATCAACATCTTCATCATCTCCTTTATCCTGTTTGCCAGATAGTTTATTTATATCGTCTGTCGGGCAGAAAAACCACATCATTATCAGCAGTGCAATCCACATTGAACCATAGTTGAATCTGCTTATATTCCCTCGTATTAAAATCATAAGTCCACATATAAACCATGGCAAACAATTCCAGTGCTTGTAATAATATGCTTTCAGCCGTTTCCTGATTTTTCTCATGCGTCGCTCCTATTCCTCCCAGAACTGTTCTGCTTTGAATCTATCGCCCATATCCATGAAATAATCAAACAGAAATTCTCTCTGCTTCTTTGTTAGCTCTTTTATGTTTGTGACAATATAGCCGCCGGTTCCAGACGGATTGTGTATCAGGCAATAGCCTTTTACCTGTGCCAGAAAATCACGATACAATCTCATTTCTCCTGTACCCAGATTTTCTTTTCTCCATGCTCTGTATTCTGTTTCAAAGCCTTTCTTCTCGCAGATTTCCTCTGCTGATTCTTCATGCTCTCCGAACGGACTTTCTGTAAATTCTCCGGTTGGAGATAGCCAGCCGAACTCCTTTTCTTCAACTTCTTTAGGTTTCTTATCGGTTCCCGGCAAGATTCCATTGTTGAGATTTTCCATGTGTTTTCGCAGTTTGTCTGTATCAATTTCACGACTGATTATCTCCTTGTAATTAAGGGGCTTGCCGTCCTTTCCGTCTTTCAGCATTACCATACGGCAGGTTCCCCACTCCATTTCAGCAAATCCCAAATTGAAGCACTCCATGACATAAAACAGTCCAATCTTAATTTCAGGATTTCTTATTATCTCCACCATGTCTATAAAATTCTTGTCTGCCAGTGCCTCCCATACCAGATGAAAATAGTAAACGATATTCTTCTCAAATGATTCGCACCTGCCACCAGAGTTGATATTTACCGTAGTGTCGCAGTAATCATTCTTGCAGTGGTGTTTACATTCTGTGTTTTTGCATTTCACTTTTCTTGCCATAGTCGCCTCCTACTTCTCCGGGAATTGATACACGATATTCTTTCTGTATGTCGCCGGTCTTTGTGCCTGTGCTGACTGGTCGAAAAATTCATTTGTGTAACATTCTTCCTCGTATGTTCCGCAGAAATCTTTTAAGACCGCCAGACACCTTTCCTTGCTGTCATACTCTGCGATTTCTTCAAGGCAGCCGTCGGAAATGCAGATTGTGTGTCTGACGGTTTCCTGCTTGCCTTTCTTGCTAATGTCCTCGTTATACTCCAGTGCGTTGAAAGCTCTCCCGAACCACAACACCCTCTCTTTGTTCTGTGATACTATAATCATTCTGATTCCTCCTTTAGCATGGACCGCCCTCTGCCCCATGAAACGCTCCGGCAGGGTATAGCCAGTCCCCTTTTACATAAATATCATCTGTTGTGAACTCTCCTGTAATAAGGCTCCTGATAGCTTCTTTGTCGCCATGATATACGCAGGATTCCGTATCTCCGACAAATTCATCAAGATTGCATTTGTTATCAAGCGTGAATCCCAAAATATTTTCATCATTTCGCAGTGCTTCAAAATCCTCTGGGTATAATTCCCTGATTCCAGCAAACAGCTTTGGTGTTGAGAAAATGCACATAGCACAACTGCACCGATTCCAGCCAGCTCTATAACATGGGTGTGGATTTACCTTGTGCCGCTTCAAAACCTCCCAGACATCTCTCTCCGAATAGTCTATTACCGGTCGCCACTGGTGGACTGTCCGTTTCAGTTTCTTTTCAGCATTGGTTCTGTGTATCTCAATCTCATTATATTTTGACCTGCCGGAAGATTCGCCCCTGCGTTCTCCAGACACAACCAGTATCTTTACGCCTTGTCTCGTCTTTTCAAGGTTTGCTGTCACACTATCCTGAACAGCTGCTTTTAGGTTTCCACTACACCAGCGTCCCTGATGTGTTCCGCCCTTTGCAGGGAACTTGTGACGCTTGCCTCCGATTTCTTCCAGTTTATTCAGCGAATCCATGTTTGCCATGACGCTATCCGCAACCATTATTTTCAGGTATGCACTACACCACCTTGTACGCAAGTCCGCTGTCTTTGCTGGAAACTTCTGTCTGCAACCGTACTCTTTCAGTTTCTCCTCCATGCCGTCTATGGAGCTTTCCTTTATCGCTTTGCACTCCAGATATTTCTTGGACGGCTTGCATTGTATGATTTCGCCAGTGTCCGGCTCGCACCATTCAACCGGTTCGCTGGTTCCTATCCGGTACAGCTCCCCGAAAAATCCGTTTACTCTCCATGATAACCGGAGCGGTACATTTTCAGCCTCCGCAAATGCTTTCACATAATTCTGGGTACACCGCCAGTCCATTCTTCGGCTTGGGTGTCCTCCGTCTATATCATGGTGCCAGAACTCTATCCGCTCTTTAGGAACTCCCATCTCCAGCAATTTGTAGTAGCAAGCTATGCTGTCCTTTCCTCCTGATAACAGTATTGCTATGAGGTCGTATTCTTCCAGAGGTAGTAAGCTGTCAAGGTATATGCTCTTGAAATGCTCGGTGTCTTGTCGCCCCGGAACTCTTGGCTTGATTCTTGCACCCATTCCATAAATAGGAGTGTCCGGTTTTCCATGAACAACCGGAGTATCTTTCGTGCAATCAGAATCTTTTATATATTCATCCGGGAATAACTTCATCTGTCCTTTCATTTTCGCCTCCTGATAAATGCAAAGCTCCGCTTTTATGCGGAGCCTTACTGTTATAGCGGCATAAAGCCGCTGATTGTCTGATTATGAGATTTTGGAAATCTGGAAGCAGACCGGCACATGAGGCGAAGAAGACGCAGCCCAGTTGCCGGCATTCCCATAGTCGCTCACATTGCACGCAGCCGCCGAATCGCCGCTCCCGACAGAAGCCAACCAATACACTCTTGTATCTCCGTCCTCGTCCACTCTGATTCTGTTTCTTGCGTCCTTGTAATAATCAAGCTGCTTATACAGTCCCTTATCTCCGTAGCAGCTATCCTCGTCGAATACCTCTGACGCAGCCGGTAAGAACAGTTTTGTTGTGTATGTACCGCAGTTGCCGTCTTTGTCTTTCCACTCTCTGTCTACATCACTGATAACTGCCTGTAAGTCCTCCGGCAGCAATCCCCAGATTGTAGAATCAATGTAACCTCTGATGTCAGAATCAGGATAACCGCCCTTGTTGGTGTCCTGTTCGTTCCATTCAACTTCTCCACCGATAAAGTTTCTGGTTTCAAATCTCACATACTGGTCCGTCACATCTGTTACCACAAACTCTGCCGGTGTGCCGTCTGTAAGCTCGCAGGAAACGGTTGCTCCAACCTCTACCGGGATAATGCCTTTCTTAATCTTCTCTGCCAGTTCCTCCCAGTTCATCTTGCGGTGCTGTTTTACAGTTCTGATAAAGTCAATGCTGCCCTCCTGCTTGTCCTCTGCTTCTGTTGCCGGTTCCTCGCTGTCGCAACTGCACTTGCAGTTCATGTGTTCCGGGAACGGTCTTAATCTCTCTACCGGGATAGCAGTTACTCCTATCTGGATTCCCTTGTGGTTCTCGGCGTATTCAAGGAACGCCTCACGCTCTCTCTGGATAAGGTCATCTTTACCGACAACCTCCATGCTGATACCTCTTGCCTTGATTTTTAGTTTGCTCATTTCGTTTTCCTCCTGAATTTTGATTGTGATTTATTTAGGTCCGGTAGCTTTACGCCACCGGAATACCTGCTACATTGTTGCTGGCATATTCTTTGTGCTTCCAGCGAAGCAATTTCCGCAATATCGGTAGAACATGGCTCCGTCGCTCTTGCCTATGGTTTCAAATGTGGCGTATGTTGCCTGATACTTTCCTGTTTCCGGATTCATCATGTGGCTGTGCGGCTCGCCTACCTGCATTAACCCCTGTGATAAGTGTCTTGGCGGTAAGATATTCAGAAAATAATCGTAAACATCTTCGCCTACTGTATCGCCGGGCTTGCAGTATGCGTCCCAATCTGTATTTTCTCCGCTATGCTCGTCTGTGAACTTTTCCCAGCCCTTGATTGTCTTGATTTCCGTATTTGTCGTTAAATTCATCTTCCCAACGCTTCCTTTCGTAAATTGTGATAATGTCTGGTACATGGTGTCCGTTCAGAACATTCAGGGCTTGTAGCTCTGTTATGCCGAACCGATTCTGTAATTCAATCCGTAGCTCTCGCCGCTCCTTGATGTCCTGATTTCCATATTCTGGCAGGGCTTTCAACCGCTTCTGGTACTCATATACAATTTGCCTTGTCAAAAGCTCTGCCATGACTGATACCTCCTATGCTGTTTCTTCCAACTTTTCCAGCTCTTTGATAACTCTGCTTAATGCGTACTTGGCATTTGCTGTAAGCTGTCTCTGCCAGCAGCCGTTTTTCGGCGACCACTTGAATCCGTTGCCTTTCAGAATATCCCTAACCTTATCCTCCGGCTTGTCCTCAAAGAAAAGCTGTAAACGCATGATGTCCGCATTTTCTACCACCTTGCAGAACTTGTTTTCTGCTTCCTGATTGCCCTTTTCCTTTGCGGCTTTCAGGCTGTTTAAGCGGCTCTCAATCCTCTTGATGTTGGCGTTGTTGTTCTGGAGTGCGTATGACGGATAGCCGATTCTTCCGCAGAAATCCGGTTCCCTGAAATTCTTAATCTGGTCGTCAGAGTAGCCCATATCCTTTAACTGCTCGTCGCCTTTGGCTGTGTCTTTCAGCTTAACCGCCTTATTGACCGCTTTCATCATTTCCTGATTTTCTTTCAGGCTCTCCAGCTTTTCTTCCAGAAGCTCGATTGCCTGTGCGTCCCCGGATAAAATCGGCTGCTCCATTGTCAGCAGGTGTTCTATCTTTGTGGCGTAGTTCTCCAGATACTTCCAATCGTTCATCAGGGTTTCTCTGCGGCTGTTCTGCTTTTCCTTTTTTCTTACCGGAAAATTACCGGCTCCCGAAATCAGGATTGACGGACAGCTTGCTTCGTTTCTGTAATAGGCGTTGAAATACTCTGCCAGCTTGCGGCTGTATCTCTCTGCCATGTGCTGTGCCTTTTCTGCAAGGTTCGGTTTCTTCTCCTTGATTTTCTCCACTGTGTCATAAACTCTGTTTACCATGTTCTGGTACTCTGATGTAGCACTTCCTGCTACATATCCGCTCATTGAATTAGCTTCTTTTGCGGCTCTTGCTGTAAGCTCGTTGATTGTGAAAAACAGTCTTTCCATTGTGATTCCTCCTGTGATTTGAATGTCTATGCTTTCTCACTGGTTGCCCTCCAGTGGTAGCAGCTTTGGTTCTTTTCTCTGTGCTTCCCTGATGATTGTGTCCCGGAACTCTCTAAGCGTCCGGTTCTCTTTCCAGAGGTCGCTATTTTCTTTTCTGGCTTCTCCCAGAGATTCAATCAGCTTTCCTCTTTCCTCCACCAGTGAGTACAGAATGTCGATTGCTTCTGTTCCCCATATCTCGTAGATATAGGCGATTTGCTGTGTGCCTATGATAGCTTTCGTATTCATAAGCACCAACTCCGCTTTGCGGTACTCCTCGTCCGATACCGGATGTCCTACCGCCTGTTCAAATTCAAGCCGGTACATGGCTGCACCCCTTTACTACATGAGCGATTATCATAACCGGTATGACTACCTCAACCGCTCCCTCTGGGAACTGGAACTCTGCCAGCACATTTCCTTTTCCGTCGGTCTTTTTGACCGTTCCCAGAGTTCCAATGTCCTCAACCTTAATCGTATCTCCAGCGTGTACTCTCATACTCTCAACTCCTTATCCTAAAAATTCCTCGAACCGCTTCATATCCAGCGATTCCATTCTGTCAAACAGTAAATCCATAATCGGGCTTCCTGACGGTAACTGGTTGAAAACCTCGATACATTCATCAAATGACAGCTTCTGAACCAGTGCTTTTGCTCTCTCCATATGACTACCTCCATGAGCTGTAAGCCAGTACGCTTGCCTCGTCAAAATCCATTCCGCTTGCCAGCAAGTCGTTGCAATCCTTTTTGGCTTCTTTGCGGTTTTTGATGAAGTCGTAAACCTCATTCATTGTTACGCCCATTTCCTTTGCTTTCGCCTCTGCTCTTGTCATATCGCCGCTCCTCCTTGTGAGTTATATTTTTGTGTTCCTTTATTATGTTATAATTATAACGCACTAATCGGCGTTTGTCAATAACTTTATTGCACTTTTCGGCGTTTTAAGGGCAAAAAAATATATTGTATGCAGGTTTTACTTCTTTTTCAGCGTTAATTCGTACCCGAGATTATCAAGGACGGCTTGCAGGATATTCAGTCTGATTTCCTCTGGCTTGCGTGTGATGTACTGGCTTAATGACTGTCTGCTCATTCCCAACTCCGACGCAATCTGTGTATTTGTTTTGCCTGATTCATCAATCAGAGTTTTCAATGTTTCTTCAACCTTAATCATCAGTTATTGCCTCCTTTTCCATGATTCCGCACTCTGCCAGTTCCTCCGCTGTAATTCCGGTTTCTTTTATCAGGAACTCTGCAAACTCCCGATTGTAAATATCTTGTCTGGTTTTTCTGATAACATCTGCCATGTTTGCAATTAAAACCTCTGCCGCCAGTAACTTATTCTCCAGCGTTGCGTACTCGTTCATTATTTTCTGAATCACACAATTTGAACATTCATTTTCACAGTCAGCTCCGCATGGCAATTCTACATCATCAACCACGCTCTTGCCTCCGCTTGTAAGTGGATTTGTGAATGTGCAGCACTCTCTCGGTACACAATCTCCGTCATCAAGTTTTACCATTTCTATCATGTTCTACACCTCCTCGAATCCTATTAAATCATACTGTAACGGCTCTCCGTCATCATCAAATGAGCATGGCTCTAAAATCTCTTTTACCTCAAATTCCGGCTCGTCTGAATCTTTCCACCATGCCGACATTGTTTCTCCGTTGCTTGTGTCTCTGTTTACGCAGATACATCTTCCGTCCTCCAGCTCGTAAATTTCTACCAGCCAATGTCCCTCCAGATGTCCCAAATCTCTTTTAATCTTCATATCGTTTTCCTCTTAATCTCCTACATAATAGCTGCTGTACCAGAATCCACCGTTTTCATCTCTCCAGATTGTAATATCGTGAAATGGCTCAAACAAAACACCTAAACAGGTCATTCCTGTGGCTGGTCCTTTCAGCTCTGCGGCTTTGCAATATGCAGCTCTCAATTCGTCTGTTGTAACCTTTTCTCTTTCCGGTTCCTGTGTATCGCCATTAAAAACTTCGTCCAGAACTTTGCTTATCTCGTCCATGTCTGCCTCCTTATGCGTAATAGCAGGTCAGGTTCCATGCGTCGCCCTGCTCATAGTAAACTCCGTACTTTTCAAAAATCTTATGAAACCTCCGCACCAGACCGCCGTATGCATAACAATTTATCATGTGGTACACCGGTCCCTCAAAGCTCATGCTTAAAATGTGGTCGTCTGCCACATATTCAAAATAATCTCTCGGATTCTGGTTATCCTCAACGAACAGCTTCTCTGGGTCGTTGTAATAATATTTCTTCGTCTCTGGGTCTCTGGTTGTGAACCTCTTACCATTGAAATAAATATCCGTATCTTGCCAGATTCCATGCTCCAGAAGAAACGCCCGGATTTCAACCGCCATTTTCTCAATCCGTTCCTCTGTCAATCTCTTTGCCATGTCGCACCTCCTAAAAATTGTAATCGTAAAACTCATGCCTGCCTTTGCTTAACGTCAGGTTTCCGGGCTGTCCGTATCTCTGGAACTTGTCCGACCAGTGAAATGTCGTCACTTCTCCTTTTTCGTCCGGTTCGTATGTGTAGCTCTGCTCGCTCTGATTCGTGCAGTGTGCGGCAAATCCTCCCGGAATAAATTCAGGTTTGAAATCAGGATTCAATGTAGCTTTATCCCTGCGGACTGTTACGGTCTTTGCGGTCACTTTAATAACCGTTGCGGCGTGTCTGTCGCTCCAGAGGTTGATTGTTACACCGTCGCCAACCTTTACGGTGGCTGGCGTTAATGCAGTTCTATTAAAAATTGTGATTCTCTCAATGGCTCTCTGCTCTACCATGTCTGCAAGTTCTGGCTTCCCATCTTTGCGGTACCTCTCCGCTCTCTTGAAACCCTCTATGATTTCCTCACAGCATAAGATGTATCTTGCGTTTTCCGGTGCCACATTTGCGATAAATGCACTGTATTCTTCTCTCGTCATTCCTCTTCCTCCTCTCCGATATATTCAACTGCTATGTGTGCTGACATGAAGCAGTCTGGTTCTCCGTCGAAAGCATTTCCTGCGGCAGAATTTAATGTATCGCCTCTTTCTTCGCAGCACTCCCTCGGACTACAACAATCTGTATTCTTCCATAGCTTTCCGTTTTCGTCCTCATACACATATCTGCCCCAGCTATCACGCCCCAGATATTTCAGGTGCAAGGTCTTTATCTTGGCTGCTACCAGCTCATAATTCACAATATCGAAGTGTCCTAACGGTCTTGCGTACTCGATATAACCCCACACCTCTCTCTGAATTTCCTCTGCATAAGTTTTATTGTCGAAGTTGTATACTGTCACTATTCCGTTACCCTCCGGCTTCGGGTAACTTCCCGGCATAATCGGTCTCTGTGTGCTGTAATATCTGTAATTCATGCTAATGCCTCCTTTATAAATTCTTTAGCTTTTTCTTCACTGTCGAACCAGTCATTATATATGTCTTTTCTTGAAACGCTTTTCGCTGTGTTCTCTGGCTTGGTATCGCTTTCTACCGTATCTGTGATAGAAGCGGTGGCTCTGCCCTTGTCATCAAATGTTGATGTTACGCAATAGAATCTCACAATTCTCCCTCCTGTTCGTCCGCAAGTTTAATATCCAAAAGTGTCATGCTGCCATATAAGCAGTTGTTCTCAATCTCTCGCGCTTTCTTCTTTGCGGAAGTGATTGATTTCGCCTCAATCTCTCTTTCTGTCTCATAACCGCCGCCCTTTATCTGTGGATTGTATCTGAAAAACCTCGCTATGTATTTCTTCATGGTCTTGTCCTCCGTCTCCCCGTCCAGCCGCTAGGTCAGCTTCTTCTATGCTAATCTGAAAACCGAGTACAGATAATTACCGTTCTCGTCCAAAATACTCTCAACTTTGGTTAATTCCTCCAGAGCCTTACTCATTGGCGTTCCGTATGTGCCTCGCTCCCATAATCCGGAAGCCTCTGCCATTTTCCAAAAACAGCCTACTTCGATTCCGGCATTTTTCCCCGGAAAAGCGTGGTGTTTTGTAAATCTTGCTTTGATGAAGTTTTTGCACCATTCAACCTTGATTTCCTTTGTTTTTGCCATTCTATCAATCTCCTTTGTTTTATGTCTTTCTTTATTATGTTATAATTATAACGCACTAATCGGCGTTTGTCAATAACTTTATTGCACTTTTCGGCGTTTGTTTTAATAGGGAACTTCTTTTAGTGAATTGTCGATTTGAACATAAATATATTAAATATATATGGTATTGGTTATGGTTATGGTTATGTGTGGATTTTCCTTGGACTTGTCCTCGGACAGTCCATAGGATAGTCCGTAGATTGTTATAAATGTAAGGCTTATATTATAATAAGAAGAAAGACAGAATTTTGGATTTTCTGATTTTGAAGTTTTCTTGACTATTTGGACTGTCCTCGGACAGTCCATAGGACAGTCCTTGCGACATTTTTATATTATATGAGGACGTTTTGCGGACATATTATGTGACAATCCTCGGATATATCCTCGGACAGTCCGTAGACACTTTTCAAAATGTGCATAATGTTATATAATTAACTTACTTCATTACGAAAGGGGATTTTCTATGAGAAAATTTTTACTAATACTGTCGCTTCTTGCGTGTGTGGTTTTATCAGGATGTGGTTCTGGAACCGATAGCAAAACCAGCTCTGCTGACGATTCCATAAAAGGAAATGTAGAAATCAAAGATGAAAACGGGAATGCACTTATCGCTACCGACGACATTTCTTCTGTATCGTCCGGTACTGATAATTCAGATCCTTATGTAGAACTTGTTTTGAATGATGACGGAAAAGACGCATTTTTCAAAGCTACTACCGAAAATATTGGAAAATCATTAAGCATTTATGTAAATGGTTCGTGTGTTTCCAGACAGACTGTAAGCAATGCGGTAGCCGACGGCATAGTCCGTATCACTGGCTTTGATTATGAGGAACAGGCGAAAGATGTTGAGATAAGCATATTATCTGGAGATGTTCAAAATTCAGCCATAGACGAAATCAAGGCAGAACGAACGACTGACAATCCAGTTATCGGTCGTATTTATATGTTTGAGGGTACGGATAGTGATTTTGAATTTAATGTTGTGAGATTCTATGATGATAATACTTTTCAGGGTATAAAATTCACATCTGATACAAAATATGCCAGTTTCTACGGCTCCTATGAATTAAGTGACAATGCTATCACTTTGAAAATGTCTGATAAAAGCTACTCTGGAGCTGTCAAAGAAAGCGGTTCGGAAATCCGTTTTGGTAATTCATCATTCACTGACTGGACGGATAATGTTGGTCCGACAGACCCTTTACTTTCGGTTTTGCAGCAATAAAAAAAGACCTCCCTACCATGATTGCATGATAGAGAGGTTTTCTTTTTGCCTATTTGTGTATTATCTGCATAAACCCGTTATTTGCAAAGTCGGTTTACTGCCGCCTGAACCTGTGCGTAGTTATATCCGGCAGCTTCAAGGCGTTTCTTCCTGTCGGCACCATTGCCCCAGTCGCCCCTTAAAACTTCTTTTGCTACTTCCTCAACAGATTTCTTTGCTGGAGCTGCTGGCTGTGAACTTACAGATGATGAACCCAGAACAGTTATATACTCTTTATTCTCCAGATAAATCCAACCGGCACCGGACTTCAATTTGCCCCAGCCGTCGTTTACCTCTGTGATAGTGAACACGCCTTTTCCGGTCTGTCCTTTCACATTGTTACCCATAGACGGATTGCTGCGGATATTCAGGTCTGATACAAGTACCTTTACCTGAAATGGGGTTGCCGGGAAATCTCCGTTTGTTCCTGATGAAGCACCAGAGTTTCCAGATGAAGCTCCACCGTTTAAGATTTCCTTTACCCTTGCCTTGAAAGCCGCCCACTCCGCATTACCAGAACCAGCCATTTGTGCCGGGCAGTTCTTTCCTGTCACATCATAGTGACGGAGTACATAGGTGTCTACCCCTGCGGCTGTGATTCCAAGCAAATTACAGATATATGCACACAGATAAGCAGCGTTCTCCTTTGTCTTGTCGGAGATTCTGTAATTACCGGCTGTGCAGCACATTTCGATATTGACGCAATTTGCATTTCTGCATGAAGCGTGTTTGTATGACTTCGCCCCTACGCCCCATGCTGTATCTTTGAGGGCTACGCTCTGGCGAATCTCCGTATCGTCAACAAAGAAATGAGCAGACGCATTTCTGCCAGCTCCTGCAAAGTAGTTGGCGTTTGCTCTGGCTGTGTCCTTTGAATTTCCTGTGTAGTGCATAGCCACGAATGCTGCATTTCTGCTGGCGTTGCTGTTGTAGTTGTCTGCATTACACTTAATGCTGGAATCTACATTGATTCCGTTGATTGTGGCTGAAATAAAGCCTGTTGTAATTGTCTTTCCCATAGATAACTTACCTCCTGCCGTTTTTGCGTACCTGTCATAATATTTCTGACCGTATGAAGCACGCTTTTTCTTAACGCTTTCGCTCTGGTCTGCCGGGCGTTCATACTGTGTAAGCACAATATCCGAAGCCTCTTTGACCGATTTTGCAGCTTTCAGTTCTGCCAGCACCGCCTTGTAGCCTGTGCTTAATTCCTGATACAGAAATTCAAGCTGTGATTCCAAATCTCCGATAGACTTATTTCTGGAGCGTACAAAAAGGAGCAGGTTTTCTTTCCTGCTCCAGTAAGTCCACTGTGCCAATCCATAACCGGCACTGTCATGTACGAAATTTGTATAATCTCCATTGTCAACGGAAGTTGTGTATGTGTCGTCTGTATATCCCAGCTTCTTTTCGAAGCTGTTCTGCAAATTCGTAGGTACAAGACCTGATTCTGCATACAGATTTCCCATAAGCCCGGAAACGCCGAAAGCGTTCTTTATCCTGCCGTAGAGGAAATTGTAGATTTTCTCCTCTATGCTGTTTCCTGTAAGAGCCATGATTGCCTCCTATTCTGCGGTACCTTTATCGTCTGCCGGTACTGCGTCCGTTGCCTCGATTGTAATTCCTGAATTTTCTGCAATCTTCATCTGCTTAACTGCCGCCTCAATCAAAATGTCAAGCTGTTCATCAGATATTGAGATGTTCTTTTCGATAAGCAGCTTTTTCAGGAACTCTGTTACATACGCTTTCTTGTACTCGCCTGATTCAGACCATAAGACCTGCTGGGCTTTCAAGACTGCATATTTCGCCCACTGTGCAATCAGCTCCAGTTTGCTTGCACCGATTTTATTCTTCACAAACGGTACAAGGTATCTGGCAATAACCAGTGCTGCAACCATAACCACAAGTTTCACAATTTCAAAGATAATCTCATTCATCTCTGTTATCCTCCATTTCTCTGTTTACCATGCCCGGCACTTCCTGATAGTCGCCGGATTCTTTCTTTGCCTCTGCTTCATCTTCCTTTTGCCATGTCCTATCCTGTCTTTTATCCTTTGTGGTCCTTATCCAGCCGCATATTCCGCATTCGCCGATAGTGGCTGCAATAACCGCACAAGCATAGGTTTCAGGAATCGCCGCATAATCTCGGAAGATACATAACATCTGCCAGTTGAACCAGACAAAAAATGCACCCACCAGAATCAAAATCAGGTTCAGGGTGCCAATCTTTTTTATCAGTTCTTTAATCCACCTGACAGGGTGGAAGCCTCGCTTTTTCTCTCTCATGTACGCCTCCTACATTCCAATCTGCGTAAAAATGAAGCCTACCACGATACCGATAACCGCAGTAGCCACATACCCTACGACTTTACGCCACATTTCGCCGTCCCTGTTTTCTAGCGATACAAGGCGTTTACTCTGTGTTTCCTGCTCCTTAACCATGCTTTCAACGCTCTGCGCCAGTTTCTCTATGGAAACTGTGAGGGCGTTAATCTGCTTGGTGCTTTCCTCCAGAAGCTCAATACGCTTGTCCTGTCTTTTGTTCTCCTCGTCAAGACGCTTTTTGTACTCCTCGTACTCTGCTCTTGTAATAGGTTCATCTGTCATGGCTACCTCCTTTCTCAACTTACCAGAATATTGAGATAAGCGACATAAATAATCGGTATATCTTCTTTCTGGAGGCTGTATTCATTCATTACATCTCGAATAGCGGTACAGAAAATGGCATCCGCTGTCTCGTCTTTTCCGGGACAATACGAATGCCATATAAGGTGGTTGTGCAAATTCATCAACCGTTCCTCATTTTCTGGTACCGTCGGATTCAGATGCAGTTTCTTAGAGGCTTTCTCCAGCCTGTCATAGCTGAAATATTCCTCTAGCTGTGGTAATTTCTTACTCTGCATCTGCTTCCTCCTTGCTGGTAACTACTGCCAGTTCTGCTTCAAGCTCATTGATTTTGTCTCTAAGCTCCTGACGCTGTACCTTTGTTTCTGCGTAATCTTCGTCAGAAAGAGCTCCGTCAGCGTGTTTCAACGCCTTGTAGTCGGTAGCAGCAAGAATCTGTTTCAGTCCGGCAATTTCAGACTGAATCTCCATAGCTCTGTTATCCATAAAGCGGCACCTCCTCTCTTTGCCAATTTTCTATGAAAAGTCTGTCAAACAGACGGTTCATACTGTGAATGGTTCTGCGTGCCTGTTTCTTTTCCATGCAGCCACGCCATGAAGCATACGAACACCGTATATCCTCGAAAGATAATTCTCCGGCTAAAAACTTCCGGTACTGGCGTACCAGCTTTCTCCTCTGCCTTACAACTGCTTTTCTGCAAGGCTTTCTCAAAATCTTTCCGGTGTCCGTCAGATATATTTGTGTTTTCAGGAATGTAAAGCCATGTGACAGCTTTACGATTCTTGTCTTTTTCTCATTCAGTTCAATTTTCAGCTCCGCACATATTCTGCGGATTTCCTGTAAGCAATACTCCAGATACTCTTTGCTTTCATGTATCAAATATCCGTCGTCCATGTATCGTGCGTATTCGTGTATCTGTAATACCTCTTTGATGTAGTGGTCTAATTTGTTCGGGTAGGAAACGGCTATTGTCTGGTTGTCCTCACTTCCAAGACCTAACCCTTTGTGTTCTACAGTATCAGGATTCTCGCCTTTCTTGATTGCCATTTTCAGGTAATGCTCATAGTAAGAATCAATAAACCGGTTCGCGAGCCAGACGATTTTATCATCATCAAAAGCTCTCCTGATAATCTGTTTTGCTATGTCGTGGTCGATATTTCCGAAATAATTTTTGAAGTCAAATAGCAGGACGTAGCCCTCTGTTCCATGATGTCTATAATGTCTCCGTAAATGAGTAACAATCCTTTTCATGGCAAAGCTCGTACCCTTTCCTTTCTGGCTGGCTCCGTTATCGTGTATCAGCGACCTTGTGAGAACTGGAACCAGTGCATTGTGATTGAGCGATTTCTGTGGTACTCTCTCTGAAAAATGAACACTCATTATATCCCGGTGCTTTCCTCTTTCATTCAGACCAAAACAGATAAATCCTTTGTGTATATCCTCACAATAGGTCAGTTTCTTATTCGTGGCTGCTACATTCGTGAGCCTCCGCAGCATATAACGCTTCACACTGGCTTTATAGCTGACACCTTTTGCCGCTTCTATGGCGGACTTCGACAAAGCATTTCGGCTGATGACTTTATAATAATCTCCATGCTCCTCCAGCACCCTCTTCCTTTTCGCTTCACGCTTAGCCTTTCGGCGTTGGAATCTTGCCTCTTTCCTTTCTTCGCTAGTCATAATTAAATTTCCACCGCTTTCCGGTAATAACCTATTATCAAAATGGTATCTGGTACGGCAGCCCTGTATAAGCAGCTTTACTGGTAGCCCTAACCGCATAGCATAACAGGCATGAAATACAGGCTCTCTACCAATCCTGTACCATGCAAGCAGCGTCCGCCTGATGTCATCCAGATACTTATTTACAGCCCGGTTTCCCATTGGCTGACGGTATATCCTCTCCTTCCATCCACTTGCACTGATTTCAAAATGCCGTAAACCGACAAAATCTACTTTGTCTCGCTTTAGTGGAATCAGACCGGCACATGATTCGAATTAGACGCATTCCAGTTGTTGGCATTCCCATTGTTGTTCACATTGCACGCATTCGTCGAATTGCCGCTCCTGACAGAAGCCAACCACCAGTTGCACCGACACAGAATTAACAGAGGATAACCCATATATGAACGCACCAGTTATTTACTGATACGGTCATTGTCGCTTTTATTCCATTTGATGATTTTACCTATGAGGTCACTAAGCAAATCTGTAACCTCCCTCATGTTATCATCAGTTGCTCCCTCGCACTCGGCTATAATATCCATGAGCTGGAGCTGTAATTTATTGCAGTACGATAACGCCTTTTCTTGAAGTAATGCTCTCGCTGATAATCTTTCCGGCGTTTGTTCTTTGTTGAGAAATATATCGTTTGAATCCGATATGCAATCCCTGATAGCCCTTGCGTAATCTATCGCTGGTTTTCCGTTTATATATCTCCACCGCTTCGGTACATATCTGTCATTCATCACATATACAGATACTTTGTGTTTGAGTGATACTGCCATATCAAGTGTATCAAATTGTGTTTCTCGTCGTGTCCTGCGGTAATTATTGCCGTAGGTAAATTTTGGTGTACTTTTCTGCTTTTCCTCTGGCATTTGTTACTCCTTTCAGAAGATATGGGGACCACAAGGGTCCCCGATTTTTTGGATTGTGAGATTTTCTGCTTACGCAGTGATACGGAAGCAGACCGGCACATGACTCGAATCAGAC